CCATCAATATCGGTGTTAAATGAAATACTTATTTCAGTATTTGTTTTGGTAATGGAAAAAGGCACTATAATCTTTGAAAATCCATTGTAAAAAATTTCAATATTTGAACCGAAATCTATTACATCAATAGTAGTAGGTGTATTTATTTTTATTTTTGTTGTGTAACTTAGATTATATTTTCCTGTTGCCCCTATGTTTATATATTTTCCTGAAATTGTTGTTTTTGTATTTGTTTTTGTATAAGAACCTATTAATAAAGCTTGTGAAAAAGAAAAGGAATTATTAACGAAAATAGACTTTGCAGTTCCCAAAGGTTCAAAGATATTTGTTAATTGCAAAGTCCTAGCCGTCTTTTCAGCATTGCTTATCCTTAACTTTTCACCGCCTGAAGACCCATAAATTAATCTTTTGAAATCCAAACTATTTATAAAATCTGAATCTGAATTATTAATAGTTAACCCTATAAATTTAAATATCTTTGTCAAACATTCCCTTACATACACGTATGGAATTAAATCAGTTACCTTATAAACATTTGTGTTTAATGGCGTGGGATAGCCATAGTTAATAAGTGGATAAACGTATCCTTTTGCCTTTGGACTTCGTCCACCTTTTTCATCAAAGTTTTTAACTGAAATGTTATTTATTTTTATCTTATCATTCCAACTTTGAGAAATATTAAAAGCATTCAAATTATGGTTATACTCGCTCCATCCTAACTCGCTTAATTTCTTGTTTTTTAATTCAGCAAAATAATCAACGATATTTGAATATAGAATGCAACTAAATGAATAATCCCCGTTAATCTTTTTTACATTCGTTAACTCAAATTTTCCTGAGAATATTAACAAGTCATCTTTGTAATAATTGAAAGGTGCTTTTAAAGATGGATTGAAAATAGTAAATTCATTGCCAGTGCCATCGGTAGCCAGCCCAAAAGCGGAAGCGAAAAACTTTAAGTTGTTTGACGTACCGGGAATGTCAATCGACTTACTAAATGACCTTGTTCTACTTTGGGGATTTTTTACATCCGCAACCGAGAAAGTTATAGGAACCGCCACATCATTAGACAAATCAATTAAGTAATTATTTACAACCAGCTTTGAACTCATAGTGTGACACTTTTAGATTGATGTGGTAAAGTTACATCTAAGATTTCATTAAACAACTCATCGTTATACAAGTCTTGTTTAAGTTGGTAAGTTGAATTATTGATTATAATATTTTTATAAATATACAACCCTTCCATCATGTAGACAAGTGGACTTTCATATATTTGCACCAAGTAATTTTGTTCATAGGCTTTAAGCCATCCACTAACTATCTGTATCTTTTTAATAATATTTTTTTGATATGATTGAACCCCCGTATTTTGAGTTGAATAATTATAAGTATTAGTATCCGCATTCCAAGCCCCTAAATAAGACTGGAATGTTTTATCCTGAATAGTTGATGAATGGATATTGTTATGTGTAAAAATAAAACAATCATAGGCACCGAACCTATTAAGCCATTGTACCGATGTTTGTGTTTCATCGCATTCAGTTAATTGCAAAGTCAAAGTTTTTAATTCAGTACACATATCATCTGTTGAATTATTACGAACGTACACCTTTAAGCTTCGCATATTGACCACCACATTTTGAGCAGAAAACCCCAAAGCAATTAAACTTGTCGCGCTTACTTTCATCGTTAACATACCAACTGGAATGAATCCACTTGACCTTGTATCTATTAAGGCACCTGCTGAATTAAACATCTGTACATCAATAACCTTTGTTGTGCCTGAAGGATTAATAAAATTTAAATATACTTCACTTGCATAATTAAAATTTATATTAGTGTTATCAGTCATAAACAAACCCTTGCTAGCTTGCGATATAGCTGAATACTTAATAGAATCATAGGCATTAAAATCGTAGGCACTTAAGCATGATTTAAATATTACCTTTGTAGCTCCTGTTGTTGTTGCTGAAGTATTTAATATCGTTGAAACGTAATACTTTGCTTTTACAGTAATGTGAACATTTGCAGTATTCCCACTTAATCCAACAAAACTACTTTGATTAATTTTACTTTTATTAACGTATGATTTAACATAGTCGCTAATATCAATGTGACCATAAGAATTAGTTGAAGCATTGAAATCGTTAAACACTTCTACATTAGCAATACTTATATTGTTTACAAATATCTCAACTAAAAAAGTTAATTTACTTTGATTTACTATGTTATTCCAAACCCACGCATAAAGCACCTGGTTATCGGATGGCGTAAAAGCCTGAGGTGTTTGTGTTATTGTTAAAGCCATTTTAGTTAGGTTTTTTAATAGCTGTTTTTATTGATTTGCCAATGACAAAACTTATTTCTTTACTCATCTGTTTTATTCTTTTATCCGTTACTACATTGTCATAGAAAGGTCTGGGAGCTTGTCCGTAGTTTCTAATCTTATTTATTATTAAAAATATATATTGATCTCGTTCTAATTCTTCAGGAACTTCAACGCCCTTTTCAGTGATCCACATATCAATGGCTTGTTTAAAGCTTACACCCGTATCTAATCCCTTACCATGAGTCGGCGCTCCCCTATCAAATGAAATACCATTAACACCATAGTTAATATACTTCCAATAGTGATTGGCTTCAGCTTCAATAGTTAACAAGCCATCTACATTTGTAGGCTCTTCTTTTACTTGCAACGATTGAGCCAATTGGTAACTTGCATTTATTTTAAGCCTAGCCATTTCTTTTCTCATGTCAATAATTAAATTATCGACTAAGTCACTAAGCAATAATTCAAGAGCAGAACCGTCCTTATTTTTAAGAACATCATCCGCATTCCTGAAGCTATCTAAATCTAAACTACCCACGTTTAATGTTTCGTATTTGTTCTTTGGCTTTAAAGTTAAGAAAATTTACGTAATGATTGAAAGTAAATATATTTAATTTAGTAACATCATCCCAACTCATTCTATATTCTTTTGAAATCATATCTATTAATTGCTCCCAAAGCCAAATACTTTGATTTTCCTTAGCTCCCTCTTTTGGAACGCCGTATGCCTTTTTATTTGTTTCATTGATTCTAGAAAAAAAAAAGTAAGTACATTCAAGTACGTTGGTAAATCCATGTGATTATTGAATATCTCAGCACGTTCAAACCTTGGAAACTTAATGTTTGAATACTCATCTGTTTCTCCATAGTGTTTACATTGCACTGGCAAATAACATGAAGCGGCTAGCAATGCGGGATTCTTTTCAAAGTCACTTTTACTTATATCAATGTGCCAACCTATACCAACTTTCATTGGATCAACTAGCTTATAATCCAAGCCCTCTATTGTTATTATTTTCTTTGGGTCGGTAATCTTAAAGCCATCAAATAAATCAATGCAATAATAAAAAACTTTGTAAAGATCCTCTTTGTCTACTTGCTTTATTTTATCTAAGCGTTCACCTGTTATGCCAGCGACAAAATTGACGATAGTATCTAAGTCAATATCTTCACCCCTATACTTTTCATCGTTCAATATATCAATGTGTTTAATCCTTAAATCATTGATGGTTTTAGGTACTTTTATTTTCATATTTTGTCTATGTAATATTTACCACTATATTTATCCTTGCTTGTAAAGTAATATCTGATCCCGTCAATGCAATGGTTATAGGCATCAATAGGTTTGTTTAGTTTTGAACCTGACCTATCAGTATCCCAAGTGTACATTCTAAGTTCTTTTATTAAATTAATACTTTGCGAAGTTACAAAAAATTTGTTTTCTTGCATTCTTTGAATGCCAAACATTATACTATCCCTTCCTTTTTCAGCAGGCCGGATATTTAAACCAAAATTTTTTAACTCTTGAATACTTTTTGGTTCGGCACTATCAGCATAGATATAGACATCATTTAAGCCCCCTTTCGCTCTAAACAATTTTGCTATTTCGTTATTCGTTAATCCTGTTTGATAAATCAATTCATCATAATAATATAAATTATTATATTGATAAATAGCAGTGATTGTTGTTGGATCGTTTGAATAACCAAAATCACAACCATAAGCTACTAACTTTGATTCAATAGGTATCATGTCCACTTGTTGCCAATCATTAAACACAACACCTTGCAATGAACCAATTTCACCAAGTCCATAAACATTATACCAATTGCGCCAATACTCTGAAGTTAACGATTTTATTTTAGCTTTCTCAATAAAGCTCTTTGCACTTTCAGGACATGATTCGTTATCTAAATAATTTATGGTTAAAAAATCAA